CTGTTTGGTTGTCAATCGCTTCTTCCTCAACAATCTCTTCACCAACAATCTTGTAACCATTGATTACTAACTTGCCATCCAACTCAGCAATGCGAAGCAAGTCAGAGAATATCTTCTCCATCTCTGCCCTCATCGGCTTGACTACATTCTTCTCAAAGATAGCGTAAGACATCTCAAGTTCCTGAGCGTTACCTAACGAACCCTGCACCTTTATACCCATGATTGAAGGGTTAATCTTGTGAGCAAAGCAAATGTTATCCTTAATCTCTTTCGATGTTTGTGTAAATAGGTTATCGTTGTTGTTAGCTGAAATCTGAACCACTTCGGGAGTATTCTCTATACCATCACCCGTTAACACCATCACTTTACCCGCACCCTCTGCACCCTTAGATGCTGTCAAACCATCAACGAAATCTTCGGTTTCTTTCTTACTGCCGAATCGCTTCGGTCTACGGATAGCCAAAGATGGGAATATTGAGTTCTGAAGATTGTTCTTGTGTAGGAACGACTGCTCACCATCAAGGAACACCCAGTTCAAAGCACTTGAATAAGCAGGTATAGGATAGAAGTCCTGCCCTGCACCCGCTTCCCCAAACGTATACAGCATCTCTTCACACACCTTAGCGGGGTGGTACGCTTCAATAGTTCTTCTCTGTTGGTTTGTTGACCAATCAGATGAGTAATCGAAGTTACCATCAAAGCGATAACGTATCGTTGAAGGGTCAAGGCGTTTCATTGATAAGAACTTACCGCTCTGAGAGAAGTTAATCAAGACATGAACTCTGTCATGTAGCTTGAAATCCCTTACTAACTGTCTTGCTAACTTATTGATGTTATGCTTTGACATGAATACTTTATGCTCAATCTGAACCTTTGTCGAACCATCACCCTCAAGCGTCACGCCACCGCCTAAAACAGCGTTGCAGATAAAATCTACAATGGAAGCATGGATAGGAGATGTATAGTACATCTGATTAAGAAGCTGAGGAAAGAGGTTATCGCCCCCGAAATATACAACTCCCTGACCATGTACAAAGTTTTGTATGTAAGGTAGTGATAGGTTTCCTTTACCCACCTTAAAGAATGGGGTGCTGTATGCTTGTTGCTCTGTTCGTACAACTTGCGACTGATTAAATAATTGTTTCTTACTCATAGGTAAACATCGTTTTCTAAATCATCGTTACTATAAACGATAAGTAAATCCGTTTGGATATAATCTCCCGTTGCATCGTCTTCGTCTACGGGGTTAGGGTCTACACACTCAAAGCAATAGTAAGTGTATTCGCCTTTAGGTATATCCAAGTCAAGTGTAAATTCATTGTATCGTTCCTTCGTTGTCGATGTATCTGTGATAGCAACGTACAACGGGGTAAATTCTGCATTGAAATTAGATACAATCTTAAGTAGGAAGTACGGAGCAGTAAGCGTTGCCGACTGCGTAAACGTAGCGATGCAAGTTGTTACCGTATCTTTGATTGTGTATATCATACTATTATAGTACGACGGTAGTAAAATGTAATAAAAAAGCCCGAACAAATTAATGCACGGGCTTCTCTTTGCTAACGTATTATTAAGATGTTGCAAGTAGTGCAGTCACTACCGCTGAGTCAATCTCATACATTGTATGCTCATTTTCTGCAACTAATACAACGTTGTAGTTAGAACCATCTGCACGGTTAGTACCTGAGCCACCACCGTTAGTAGTCAACTGAAGGTATTTACCATACCAGAACTTACCGTTTGCATCTTCAAGGATACCATACAAGTATCTTTGCCCTGCACCAAGTACATTCAAAGCATAGGATTTCTCTTTCTGTCTGCGATGCAATGCAAGGTTTACAGTAAGTGTTGCAACAACTGATCCGGCTGTTGTATCATGCGCTTCTTCATCTGTGTAGTTTGAAGTCTTACGCTTGATGTTTACCGAGATAGGAGCGTTTGCAGCAGTCAATGCCGTAACGTTAAACGTTGATGAGTTCTCTGTGATTGTAAGGATGTCATCCATATCACCAAACCAGGCGTTATATAATCCTCCCGAATTGCGTTCACACGCTTGAGCGATTTCTGTTAAAGTTGGACAAGCCATAATTTCTCTTATTTAAGTGTTAAAAAAAAGGGAGGGATTGCGCCCTCCCCGATTGTTTCTGTTTATCTTAGATTAAGATGCCAAACATTCAACACCATAAACTACCCACTCAGCATCGTTCAAGAAATCGAATCCGACTTTGAAGTCAGAACGAACTCGGATACGCTTCTCACCGATTGTCTTAGACAAGTCGATAACAGTAAGGTCAGTAGAATCAGACACCATATCAGCTAAGAACACATAGTTGTTAGTCAATGATAGAGTCATTGTGTTGTCAGGCATACCTTCACCGATAGTTAAAGTGTACCCTAAGAAAGACAATTCAGCCAACTTAGTTGTGTACATCTCAGCAGACTGAGTAGCAACCGCTAACAAGTAAGCATCTGCGATGTTCTGAGATACGAACCACTTAACATCTGTACGCTTAGAACGAAGTACAGCAGGGATTTGGTTGTACACCTTAGTAAGTTCCGCTACAACGTTAGACGCTGTAACAGTAGTACCTGTGATTGTTTGTGCAGCAGGAATAGAAGCTGAACACAACTTCTTCAATAGACCATCACACAATCCTAAGTATGTTGAAGGGTCGTTCTCATCAAATACGATTGATGAATCACCTTGCCAAGTAAGGTACTCCAACTGTTGTGACACGTTACGAGCCAACTCATCATACATGAATGAAGCGTAGTCAGCAGGTAACCACTCACCTTTTGAACCTGACTTCATCCAATCTGCAAGGAATGATGTCTCAAGTTCGTACATACAAAGGTCTGTTCCGATTTGGATTTTACAAACCTCCATTGTTTTTGCGTCCAACGTTTGGTCACCACCATTGTAGTCACACTCCGCAGGGTAAAGCAACGTACCGAAAGAAAGGGAAGCAATCTTCTCTTTTTCCTTAACGTTTAATACTTGTCTAAACTGTGCTGATGAACGGTTGTCAAGTAGCGCAGCTGTGTAGAATTCTTTCGGGTTTTTCTCAAGCAAAGCATTTGATGCAATGGTTGTACCGAATCTTAGTTCTCTTGCCATTTTTGTTATCTGTTTTTAAATTGTTTACTTTTTGTTTTTGTAGGTGTTTTCCAACGCCTTCATTTTCGCCTGAATAGGTGTTAACTGCTCAGACATCTGTACACTTGCTTCAACCGGCTCAGGCTTCTCAGCTAACATAGACGCAACTGCATCCATCACTTCTTGGAACTTAGCGTCAATTTCTTCTTTCGTGTACGTCTCACCTTGTAGTGTCTCCATAGCTTCTACTTCCTCAGCAGGTGCGGGAGTCTCTTCTGCCATTTCGACTTCCTCTTCAACTACTACTTCTTCTTCAGCCATTTCAACAGGTGCTTCCTCTGCAACCTCTTCACTTGTGATTGACGCAATCTTATCGCCTTCAATCTTTACTGTTTGGTCTTCAATAATCACTTCACCTGTGAAACCCTCAACTGGTTGGAAGTTCTCATCAATTACAACAACCTCTGCACCTTCTGTCAGTTCGTCTGCTGTTACGATCACTTCACCACCTTCAGCCGTTTCAGTATCAGCGAAATGTGCAATGAATTTTCTTTTCTTCATTTGTATCTGTTTTTCTTGTTTACTTAATTTCAAAACCCCATCTCCATGAATCGAGAATCCTAACTGTCCGTTCTTTACCGCTTCGTTGTAAGCGTCAACATCTGTAAACTGCTGAACTGCGAACCATGTTTTTTCTGGCACTTCCAACCCGTAGGTAGTGAATGCTTTATCTTCTCTTGGATTCTCAACAAGCCACGTCTCAAGGATGAATGAAGGCACACGCTTTGACTCATCGTGTTCAACGTTGAAGATGTCACCTCCAACACGGTCTCTCATGAACCTAACGAACATCTGTTCCACTACTTCGGGTGTTACTTTAACGTCATATTCCTCATTCGTTTGAGGGTCACGACGATAAATAATCGAAGGCATTAAAACGGGTGCAGCGATTCTGTATTTCAGATCGTCTTTAAACGTCAGTTCGGTAGTTTTAGAGAAGGCAATACCTGTCATTTTAATTGCAGGAGCGGAAGTATTGGCAATCTCAAGCACTCCGAGGTACTTACCATCTTCATTTAATTCCTCATCAATCGACAAAGTATACATAGGTCTCATACTTTTATAGTATATTTGTTCTAAACTGTACTAAAAAATGATAAATTTAAATTTAAACGGTACTGAATATCAGTTACCAAACCAAGCGAACGAGGTTAAGTTGGCAACCTTTGAGAAGATGTACAACCTTATGCAGACTAAGGGAGTCGGTAAGTTGGAAGTGTATTTGAAAATATTTGGATTATTCGGTATTCCTGAACATGAACTCGATGAAATGACCGAAGAAGATTTGGTTAACTTAATCAAAGAGTTCAATCAAGTGACTGTTCCAAGTGGTGAACTTGCTAAGACTATTGAGGTTAACGGTAGAACATACACCGCCTACGATGAAGAGTTTAAGTTTAAGGCAAGAGACATCGTTGAGATTGAAAGAGCAGCTATCAAGGGTGTGACAAACTTCCCTTCGTACATTCTTGCAGTATTGTTTAAGGATGACAGATTAACCAAGGTTGAACACTACGTTGAATCTCATATCAAACATAAGGCTTCCTTGTTTGCTGAGAATCTTACAACAGATGTAGCGATTCCGTACTTAGCTAAGGTTGCAGAGAAAACGTTAAAGACTATACAAAACGTTTAGATATGAAAGCAAGTGAATTAAGGATTGGGAATTTTGTTTACGAACGTAGATGTGATGGTAAACTATATGAAGGTCAAGTAACTGAGATAAGAAGTTTTGAAACACTTGATAAGGTAAAGTGTAAAGGATGGTTTGCTGATTCACCAATCCCCCTAACCGAAGAGTGGTTATTTAAGTGTGGATTGCATGAACGAAACTATAATGATGTATATGCTAAAAACTACGTTCAATATCATAAAGGGTCTAATACTTTTTACTACATAATAGACTTTTTTCATAATGATGAGTCGTATATAGAAAACATAACAAAAGTCATTAAATATGTTCACCAACTTCAAAACTTATATTTTGCACTAACAGGAGAAGAGCTATGCATTGGCAAGACGTAACCGTTGAAGAGTTTATTGAGATACTCGAACTGCAATACGATGACCTTACACCAACGGAGCGCATCTTGGAGTCGATTGCTATCATTACGGGTGAAGATTACGATGATGTTTACGACGATGAGATAGACCAACTTGTTAAGGAATATTCATGGCTTCATACCAACCCAACATCAACGGAGGCA